GGATGCAATCACGCAGTTACGAAAATAAAGAAGGTCAACGTGTATATGTCACGGAAGTTGTGTGCGACAGTGTGCAATTTTTAGAACCTAAAAATAATGGTCAATCAAACAATCAACCTAAACAACAAGGACAAGCGCAGGATAATCCTTTTGAAAATAGTGATGACGAGTTTTCAGACCTGCCGTTCTGATTGGACGTGGTTATATGCCTTTAATTACAAATTACATCACTCAAGATGACGGCACAACAACTGTTGTTATCTCGGGTGTTGAATTAGGTGATAAGGAAACGCTACTACTCGATAACGGATTCGATGTAGAAGTTGATGTTAACGTCTTAGATCCGTTCCAAATCACTGGTAAACAACGTCGTAAGATATTCGCCTTAGTCAAAGATATAGAAGAGCATACGGGCCAACCTATGGACTATATGAGGCATATGTTCATTGAGTGTGCGAGAACATATCACGGATATGACAATCCGATATCGCTTAGTAATTGCACTCGAACACAAGCTTCACAAATCATCGACATCACATTGGATTGGGTGTTTGAGAACGGAATACCCCTCAGCTACAAAACAAGTGAATTATTAAAAGGGGATAAATCAAAACTCTACTGGTCAACGGTCAATCGGAACTGTGTTATCTGCGGGAAACCTCATTCAGATTTGGCACATTATAAAGCGGTAGGACGTGGGCGTGACAGAACTAAGATAAATCACTATGGCAATCAAGTATTGGCTTTATGCCGTGAACATCACACAGAGCAGCACAACATAGGCATGGACAGCTTTAACGACAAGTACCATTTACACGATAGTTGGGTCGATGTGGATGAGCGACTTAATAAAATGTTGAAAGGAGAGAAGTTAAAATGAACAAAATATTAATACGTTTCGCTATCAACTATATAAAATATCAACAAAAATTATTAAGAGAAAAAGAAGCCCGTATTAAATATCTAGAAGGCTTCTTAAAAGGAAAAGGTTATTGATCAGTTTTGTTTTGCATTTCCATCAATCTTTCAAATTGATCTGGATACTGAACAGCTAATTCCATCATTCTTACCATAGAATCAGCAGGGATGTCGGGTTCTTGTCTGATACTGTTAGGTAGAGCATCTTTCAATTCTGATAAATCATTTTTAATATCTAATAAATGTCTGTTTAAAGCACCGTATTCATTTTCAGAACTTAATTTATCATGTTTTATTTCAAAATTAAATTCGTTTTCAGTAAATGTTTTAATAGTTTCTTTAAGTTGATCCTGTGCGTTCAATACATCATTGTGTAATTCACTATAGTAAATTGTACGATAAGCACTAACATCAAAAGGAATATGATCATCTTTATTAATCATAGTTACTGTTGGTCTATTCAGAGCATGTCTGTAACCCAACTCATAAAATACGTTTGGGTTATGTGTACTTAAATCTACTATAACCAATTCAGAATTTGTCAACCTTTCAATTATTTCATCTGTGATTTTATTTGTAGAGGATATTAAATCGGATCTTTCAATACTAAACTCAGATTTTAAAGCAGGATTAATGATGGAATCTAAAAGAAAGTTAGAATTTTTTCTTGATTTTGAATCTTCATCACCTATAGGACAAGCTATAAAACACTTTTTCAAAATACTCACTCCTAATCATGTTTTTTATTAATTATACCAGAAAGGAGATAAAAAGATGGCAACTTTTAGAACAATAAAAGAAAGTGGCGACTTCGTTACGGTACACAAAGATTTTATTTATGATTCCAATTTAAGCGCTAAAGCAAAAGGTATATTACTGTATTTTCTTAGCAGGCCAGACAATTGGCAGATATACACATCTGAAGTAGTTAAACATATGAATGATGGTCAGAAATCTATTAACAGTGGCATTCAAGAACTTATAGCAAATAAATATGTGCATAGAATTCAAAAACGCACTAATGCTGGAGTGTTTAGTGGATATGAATATCATGTTTATGAGAAACCAACCGAAATGCCATTTTCGGAAAACGGATTATCGGAAAACGGAAAAACGGAAAACCGAAAAGGGCAAACTACTAATAATAATAGTACTAATAATGATTCAACTAATAATAATAGTACTAATAATGACGGTAATATATTGTCGGGCAACACGACTGCATATCCTTATCGAGATGTTATCGACTATCTTAACAAACAAACAGGTAAGCAATACAAACCCACTACTAAAAAGAATCAAACAGTCATAAGAGCTAGGATAGATGAAGGATTTAACCTAGACGACTTTAAGAAAGTTATCGATAACAAAGTCACGGAATGGAAAGGTAGGGACATGGAAAAGTACCTGCGTCCTGAAACGTTATTTGGTACTAAATTTGAAGGTTACTTAAACCAACAACAATCTAATGCAGTAGATGAAGATTGGAAAAGGCAGTATGAGGGAGTGTTTTAGATGAACCCTTTTGAAAAGTTAGCTAACCAAGCAGGCTTCAAGAATAAAGTCATAAAACAAGAAATGGGTCTACATTGTGATAAATGCGGTAGGGATTATGACTATTATGAATTTGATAATGGTCAAGTCATTAAAGATGGTTGTGATTGTAGCATGATAGCACTTGCTAAACAAAAGACAGAAGAATTTAAGAAGAGACAACAACGAAATAAGGCTAAAGCTATATTCAAAAAATCGATTATTAACGATGATCTAGCAGACGCCACATTCGACAATTATGCGCCAACTAGCCCAGCACTAGAAAAAGCAAAATCTTTATTAGAGAGATACGCTAACAATTTTAAGTTAGATAACAAGCAATCAATATTTTTATATGGCAGTTACGGCACAGGTAAAAGTCATTTATCTATGGCAACTATCAAGCGGGTTAGAGAAAAAGGCTTTTCAGTTTTGTACATGAACGTGCCGCAACTCATTACTACTTATAAAAGTACGTATAACAAGAATGCGACACTAACCGAAAGAGAATTAGACCAAATCATCGCTGATGTAGATTTACTTGTACTAGACGATTACGGTACAGCATTAAGCAACTTTGGAATACAAAAAATGTTCGAAGTAATGGAATCACGCACAGGCAAGCACAACATCATAACAACAAATAACAGCAGTAAAGAATTAATACAAAATAAGGATCTCGCTAAGATATTTAGTCGCATGATGAAGAATACGACACCGATAAATATGAATGGCGAAGATTACAGAATGAGAGGTATTAACTTTTGATTGATAAACAATACATCATTAGACACCTCCATTGTTCAGAGGTATACGCAAATAAGCTCATAGAAAGTGCGCAGGGCGATGAAGAATACTTGTATAACCTATTTATCCAAAAGTATTCAGAACGCAAGAGACGTAAGGCTATGACGCTATATGAGGTGGATTAATGAAAGAAACTCGAATAGAAATATTCTACGCAGATGAAAAGAATTTAGATAAACCCATGGGGTCGCCTAGACCCCGATTTAGAAGAACTGGAAGTTTTGTACAGACTTACATGCCAACAACATATTCGCATCACAAAAAGTTTATAGCGGAACAAATGCCGAATCTTCAAAGTGAGAACCAACTAAAGCTAACTATTGAATTCTACTTTCCGCCACTTAAAAGTTGGTCAAAAAAATTATTAGCAACGATGTTAGGCAGTTACAAGAGAACTAAACCAGACTTAGATAATTTACTTAAAACAGTATTAGACGCAGGCAATGAAAAGTTGTGGAAAGACGATAATCAAATAGTGGAAATCAGAACATTCAAAAAATATGCAGAGACTGCACAAACAGTGCTAGTAATTAATGAAATAGAGGGGGATTAACATGCATACACTAGCTTTACATCGAAATGGAGAGAAACCGACGCAATCGTCTGAAAATAAATTCGACAAGTATCAAATGGAAATGGCGTATCAGAGATACAAAGCTAAGAAGAAAGAAAAACCATGGCTTGAAACGGTACGGCAATCGGTTCCTGCAAGTAGGGCGTATTATGATTTATGCAGATTTTCAGGCGTGTCAGTTAAACAAAAACCAATTAAACGTTATGCTACTAAACCGAAAGAAAAGAAGCTACCTAAAATTCCTGGTGATCATTCGCGTGAGTTTATTATTAACGGATATGTGGTTTCGGTAAGACAGTTAGCTAAATTACTAGATATGCGTTACGAAGTTGTAAATAGCAAATTGCGCAATGGGGCAACTCCCGAAGAATTAATGGAGAAAAAGGGTGTGAAGTTATGAAACTAAAAATTCGTGATTTAAACATTGACGATAAGGTTTCGTTTTATGTGGATGAACAACGCTATGAAGGTGTTGTTACAGAATTAATATATAACTTCAAAGGAAAAGAAATGGCACAAATAGAACTGGACAACGCATGGTATTACAACCTTACAGATGACGATGATTGGGAGGTAGTGCGATGATTCCTAAATTTAGAGAATTTGACAAAGAAAGACAGCAAACTGATTATCAACAAGGCATGAGTTATGGCGAACGAAAAGACTTTGATATGGGATTCACTATTTGGTTTGACCATATGGAAGATTTAGATTTAGTCGAAAAAGATGGAACTATTAATAGGGTCGTCATGATGTCAACGGGTTTGGAAGATGCGTATCAAACTGAAATATATGAAAAAGACATTGTCAGAGACTCATACGGCGATTTATTCTTGGTTGAATGGTTAGATAGTGCCTTTGTATTAACGGAATATTACAACGGCGGATACGATCATCATTATATAAATGACTCATCAAATTTAGAGGTTATCGGAAACAAATACGAGAATCCCGAATTGCTGAAGGAGATGGTGGAATGACAGGATTAATCGGATTTACGTACACACAGATGAAAAAAGAACGTGACGCATACAAACAAGAACGTGACACACTCATCGAAGATATTACCCGTTTACGTGCAGACGTATAAAGCCGATGCGTTTGGTAGATACCTAGCTGATGTGTGGTATCGAGAGGGAGATAACGAATTTAGATTGAGTCATGAATTAACTGTACGTGGATTAGTTAAGGAAGGCAGTAAATGGAATCAATCTGAGGAGGGTGTGTGAATGGAATTAAAACATTTTGTAGTTCAAGTGAATGAAGATGTTTACTTAAAACGAGGCGCGCTTAATATGGGGTGGTTTCCAACACATGACATTAATGACGCTACCAAATTCATGTCGCGATATAATGCACAAATTATTGCAAATGATTGGGGCGGTAAATTGATAGATTACTTTGTAGAGATTAGAACGTAGGAGGACGAGTAGATGTCGACATGGATTCTTGTAGCTACGATTGTCGTTTGTACATTAATGGAGTATTTCTTTCATCGTCGATTCAGTAATAAGCATATAGACCGTTTGTGTACCTTTGCTTTTATGGCAATTGTTATTGTACTAATCGTTTCTGCAGCTAGATTTGATGATTTGCAAGGGTTGTCATCTGTCCTAGCAATTTTAATCGTAAATACAATGCACGAAATTAGAAGGATTAATCTTACTAAGGAGGACAAATAAATGAATAATTTAACAATAAAACAATTAAAAGAACTTTTACAAATACAAAAGGAATACGATGAGCGTATACCAACATTGAATTTAAAGGATAGTAAGATTGCGTATGTGGTGGAATTCTTTGAGTGGTTTAATACGCTAGAGACTTTCAAGAATTGGAAAAAGAAACCAGGCAAGCCGTTAGATGTGCAACTAGATGAGTTAGCTGACATGTTAGCGTTTGGATTGAGTATTACAATTCAAACAGGCGACATACAAGAAATAGATTTAAAGCGTGTGATAAATTGCGATGTAGCAATACCGAATAAGGTTGATAGATATGACTATCAGTGGTTATTAGGGATATTAGACCATGCAATAACGTTGAATCAAACAGTGTTATTAACGTTTGCACTAGCGCATAGATTCTATACAGTTGAGCAACTTATTGACGCTTACAAAAAGAAAATGGAGATTAACCATGCAAGACAAGACGGGAAAGCAGACGCAGACAAAGGATACGTGTAGTAAAGACATACTGCAACGAATCAAGAAATTACTTAACAAGGAGTGATAGTATGAGATTTTTAACTGACATATTAATAATGATATTCGCTTTATTCTTATCATCTTTTTTTACAAGCGTAGAAAATATTTTCTTATATGCATTTTGCATGTATGGTATTTATAAGCTAATAGATTCTTTTATAGAAAATTTAATTAGAGGTGAATAAAGTGAGTCCAGAATTGTTAAGTGGTGTTTATACTCTTGCTGGGGGCGTTCTTTTGTATTCGATAAAAGAAGTAGTTAGATTTTTTGTGGATTCTAACCTTCAACGTAAGCAAATAAATTTAGAAAAAATATATCCAATATATTTGGATTGTTTTAAAAAAGCAAAGATGATGATAGGCGCTTATGTCATTCCAGTAGATCAGAAAGAATTTTTGGATTTTTTTGATGCTGATATATACAAAGATTTAAATAAGGCAAGTCAAAAAGCGTATAGAGATATTATTGCTTTCAGACAGATGATTAATTTATCTAACAGAGTTAAGGTTATGGAAGATTTTAAAACGGACTTTAGGAATGAATTTAGTATCAATCAAATATTCTTTCGCAATTCATTTGTGATTGATACTACAAATATAGTGTCAGAATACGAAAAAGACATATCCTATTTAAAAAATATAATAAATAACATGGAAGATAGAAAAGAATATATCAGAGTAGATAGTTTCATAACTACTGAGTATCAAAGAAAGATAAATGAATATAACTTTTATCTTGATAAGTTTCATGAGGAATTTAGAAAACAATTTAAAGTTGATAGGATGACCATAAAAGAAAAGATTAGATTATGGCTAAATAGAAAAAACTTTGATGTTTAATTTCAGATTGGAGGACATGCATGTACAGTAAAGACGAAATACGACAGTTAATTCTAGGATATAGTTGGCGATGTAACTTACTTGAGAATAAGGTTTATGAATACGATAGTACATCCACTGGACATTATGGTATTGAGTCAGCTATGCCGAAAGCACAGGGTAGTACTGGAGATAAGGTGTTAGTGAGAGTTATTCAAAACGATAGAGACATGCGTCACTCACAGAAACTTATTGACGAACTTGAATTTGTGGACAAGTATGAACGGTATGTAACTAATGATAAGAACTACCACATCTTACAGTTAGTTAAACGAGGAGAAAAGATTAAGACTATTGAAAGGTTATTAGATATAAGTGAAAGGAATATTTATAATCGCATTACCACGATAATTAATATCTATGATGAAGCGCAACGTATTCATGATTAATATGCAGAAAATGCAGAGATTGCAGAGTTTGCAGTAAATTATATTTCCTTGATATTATTTATTATAATCAACTTAGGAACATTAACGTTCTATACATCCCTTAATCCGTAAGGCACTGCACCCCATTGGCAGTGTCTTTTTTATTATGAGGTGAACTATGGAATTAAATAAGTATCAATCTATGAAACAACCCACTGACTACAATAAACATCTACTGTCATTAGTATCTGTGGTAGGTCAGTTAGTGGACAACGATGACAACGACGCAGTGACTATGTTACTAGGTGATGCGTTAGAACATATTACATGTATGGCATCGCTTAATAATGTAACGCTAGATACTGTGGCAGGACTTAATGTGAATACGTATCAACCTGACTTACACAAGGTGATTAATAAAGGTGATGCAGTGACTTTCAACAAACACAAGTACATTGTTCATGACATCATCGGTAATCAAGTATTGATTGCTAATCAAACTAAAGATGTTGTGGTTGACATCAAAGACATAGGAAGGTGATTGAATGGCAGTAATGAGACGATGCAATCATCCAACATGCAATACACTTATATCTTTTAATGAAACATACTGTGACAAGCATAAACCTTATGTGAATGATAAATATAATGATGTAAGACGACGTAATGATCCTGAATACTTACGATTTTATAAGTCGAAACAGTGGCAGAGAATGCGTGAAATTGTGTTGATGGAGAATGATTATATTTGTAGATCATGTGGACGACAAGCGCAAATGGTTGACCATATTATTCCGACAAAAGTTGACTGGTCAAAACGATTAGAAAAAGAAAACTTACAGCCATTGTGTTACGAATGCCACAACAGAAAAACGAAAAGAGAGCAGAAGGAAGTCCCCCACATTAAAGCACGGGGGTAGGCAGATAAGTAACGAAGAACGAGGCGCACTCTTCTTCTTAAAGATTTCCCTTAATTTTAATACTAGGTACTAAAATGATGATGGAGGTGCTAAAAATGGCAGGTAGACCCCGAAAACTTCTGCATAATTCGAAGAAGAATTACACTAAAGAAGAGATAGTTGAAAAAGAACGCCAAGAAGCGCAATTAAACAAATTTTCAAAAATAGATTCGCATCCACCAGACTTTTTAGATGATATCGCGAAAGAAGAATACCTAAGAATATTGCCATACATGCAAGAATTGCCTATATCAAACTTGGATAAAGCACAACTCTCACAATATTGCAGTTTTTACAGTGATTTTGTAAGAGCAAGTCTGCATTTGGAGGCAACAGGTGGCGTTGTTATTGAAGGAGCGAATGGAGAATCTAAAGTAAATCCTGCTTTTACTGCTAAAGAGAAATCGGGTACAAGAATGCAACAAGTAGCTAACACACTAGGATTAACAATTGATAGCCGATTACGCATTGTTGTGCCTGAAGAAAAAGAGGATGATGACCCATTCAAAGAGTTTGTGAGTGACGATTGATGTTAGATTACACAACAATTTATGCTCAAAAAGTAGTCAAAGGTGAGATTCTTGTAAGTAAGAAGAATTTTAAAGTGGCTGAACGTCATTTGAATGATTTAAAACACCCACCTGAAGGTTGTTATTGGAATGTGGAGAAAGCAAATAAGGCCATCAAATTTATCGAGATGTTACCTGACCCTAAAACGAACGAACCCATGCCATTAATGCTATTCCAAAAGTTTATTGTTGGTAGCATTTACGGTTGGCGTCGCGATGGTGGATTCAGACGCTTTACTAAGGGATATGTAAGTATGGCACGTAAACAGGGTAAATCGTTAGTTGTATCAGGCATGTCACTTAATGAATTGTTATTTGGTCAATATCCAAAGTACAACCGACAAATATATGTATCATCATCAACTTATAAACAAGCTAAAACAATATTTAAGATGGCGAGCCAACAAATTAAGTTGTTGCGCAATAAAAGTGATTTAATACGTAAATCAACAGAAGTACGTAAGACAGACCTTGCCCATATAACGTCAGAGAGCGTGTTTGAGCCACTTTCTAACAATCCAGATGCAGTTGATGGTAAAGACCCAACAGTGGCTATACTGGACGAGCTAGCAAGTATGCCAGACGATGAAATGTATTCAAGATTTAAAACGGGTATGACGTTACAGAAGAATCCTCTTACACTCTTAATTTCTACTGCAGGTGACAACTTGAACAGTCAGATGTATCAAGAGTACAAATACATCTCTAAAATATTATCAGGTGAAGTTAAAGCTGATAATTACTTTGTTTATTGCGCAGAAATGGATTCAGAAGATGAAGTGAATGACGAATCATTGTGGATTAAGGCAATGCCATTACTCGAATCAGACGAACATAGAGACACAATACTGAGAAATATTAAAGCGGATATTCAAGACGAATTAGAAAAAGGTACGTCATTTCATAAGATTTTGATTAAAAACTTTAATCTTTGGCAAGCGAACAAAGAAGATAGCTTAATCAATATTAATGAATGGGAATCCATCGAAGTGAATCGTGATGATTATAGTTTGTACGGCAAAGACGTTTATATCGGTGTCGATTTATCAAGACTTGACGACTTAACTTCTGTAGGGTTTATATTCCCAACAGATGATGGTGATATGTTAATTGACAGCCATTCGTTTATTGGATTAAGGACCACGCTCGAACAGAAGTCAAAACGTGACAAGATTAATTATGAAAAATTAATTAATACAGGAGAGGCGGAAGTGACCACATCGGAAAGTGGCATGATTGATTACAAGCGTGTTATTGAGTATATATTCGACGTTGTGGAAGAGTATCAGTTAAACGTAAAAGCGTTGTGTTATGATCCATGGAATGCACAATCATTTGTGACCACACTAGAATCCATGGTGATTGATTGGCCTCTAATTGAAGTTGGGCAAAGTTTCAGAAGTCTTTCACAGCCTATTAAGCAATTTAGAGTATGGGTTGCTGAAAAGACGATTAAACATTTTGGTAATAACCTATTAACCATTGCCGTAAATAACGCGGTTTTAATATATGACGGCGAAGATAACGTTAAAATTAACAAGAAGATGAATCGACAAAAGATTGACCCTATCATCTCTGTCATAACTGCTTTTAGTGAAGCGAGTATGCATGAATTCGAGGTGGATTGGTCATCAATATATGAAAATGAAGAATTCGGATTTTAAAGGGGGTGCGATGATGAAATTAAACAAACTTTTAATACCGTTAAAACTATTGGTTGTTAACATTGTTAGCATCCTTTTTTTATTAGGTTTAATCATAATGAATACCGCAACTTACTTAGCATTTGGAGTTGAGTTAGGACTAGCTAACACAGGCGTTTTCCTAATGGTTATTGCGTTAATCATTGACAACGAATCACGGGAGAGGAGGTGATTAAGTGGGTATCTTCTTAAGAAACGAAAATAGAGATTTACAGTATAACGAAGATGATCTACAAATGATGGTTCAGACGTTACCTGGTTTTCAGGGTACTAATTTAAGGCAGTATACGCCTATAGATGCCATTAAGCACAGTGACATTTTTACAGCAGTAATGATGATTGCGTCTGATTTAGCACGTATGCCTATTAGATTAAACGTTAACGGCCAGATTGATTATAGTAATAAGGTTGTTAATTTGCTAAATACTAGGCCGAATTCACTGTATAACGGCTATATCTTTAAATTGGTTGTATTTGCCAATGCTTTATTAACATCTCATGGTTATGTCGAGATCACACGCGATAAGTTAGGTAATCCAATCAGTTTGATGTTCCGTAAAACTTCAGAAGTAGAATTAAAATCTGACCGAATGGGCCGCCCTTATTATTCACATGAGCGAACCGATGATAACGGTCAATTTATTAGTCGAAATATTAAATACGAAGATATGCTAGATATTAAATTCTATTCATTAGACGGTATTCACGGATTGTCGTTACTTGATACTTTAAGTAAAACGATTGATTCTGATAACAATGGTAAGGACTTTTTAAACAACTTCTTGCGCAATGGTACACATGCAGGTGGAATACTTAAAATGAAAGGTGTCTTGAATGATAAAAAAGCAAGAAACCGTGCAAGAGAAGAATTCCATAAAGCATTCAGTGGTACTAAACAAGCCGGTAAAGTGGTTGTGCTTGATGAATCGATGACATTCGACCAATTAGAAGTCGATACAGAAGTGTTAAAGCTCATTCGTGAAAATAAATCATCCACACGTGAGATTGCCGGTGTATTTGGCATACCGTTGCATAAATTCGGTATCGAAACAACGAACATGAGTATTACTGACGCTAATCTTGACTATCTTTCAACTTTGAAACCTTACATTACGTGCGTTTGTGCAGAGTTAAATTTCAAATTCAATGACGAATATACGGATAAAGTCTGTGAATTTAAATTCGACACTACTGAAATACGTGTGGTTGATGAAAAGACACAAGCTGAAATCGATAAAATCAATATCGATTCAGGTAAAACAAACATTGATGAAGTCCGTAAGCGTGATGGTTTACCACCTATACCTGGGGGTTACGGTAGTATCCATCGTGTTGACCTCAACCACGTGAATATTGCGCTTGTTGATGAGTACCAAATGAATAAGTCACGTGGTACTGATAACAAATTGAAAGGTGGTGAGGAAAATGGCAAAGGAAACGAGAATCGGAAATATCACAGAAGTCCGTTCGAATGATGATAACGAAATGGTCATTGAAGGTTACGCTTTGAAATTTGATACCTGGTCAGAGAATTTAGGTGGTTTTAAAGAAACAATTTCACGTAGCGCTTTAGAAAACACTGATTTGTCTGATGTACGTTGCTTAGTAGATCATGTACCGTCGCAAATTATCGGGAGAACTAAATCGGGAACATTAGAACTGGAAACTGATGATATCGGGCTGAAATACCGTTGTAAATTACCGAATACAACGTTTGCACGTGACTTGTACGAGAATATGCGTGTAGGTAACATCAATCAATGCTCATTTGGTTTTATGCTAGATGAACAAGGCGATGAAATGCGTTTTGATGAAAAAGAAAACATCTATAAACGTACTTTAAAAGCCATTCGTGAGCTTACAGATGTGTCTGTGGTGACCTATCCTGCTTATAAAGATACGGATGTTAAACCGGCTTTACGCAGCATTGAAAACATTGAAAATGAAGAACGCAAAAAAACGTTAGAGTTAAAACTTAAAAAACATTCTATTACAAATAAGCTTGGTGAAGTTGGACACCATTAACAAATACAACCATTGGACGTGCTAAAAAGCGACGTCTATTTTTTATGTAAAATTTAGGAGGAATATTAATGAATAAAAAAGACATTTTACTTTCCGAAATTTCGGATTTAAAACGTAGTATTGATTTAAAAATCGGATTCGCAACGCGCGCATTAAACTATGACTAGTTAGAGAAAGCAGAAACTTTGGAAAAGGAAATCGCAGACTTGCGTTCACAAATTCAAGAAAAAGAAGCAGAGCTAAAGAAATTAAAAGAGAAAGACGATGAATCAGAAAATGCAAATCCACAACCTGTAGTGGTTGAACAAGAGCGTTCTTATCGTCAAGCGCCTAACTTGAATGAATTAGGTATTTCAATTCAGGATACTAAAGTGACATCTCAAGAAGTACGTGACTTTACTAATTATTTAGAAACACGCAAAGACATTCAAGGTGGTTCACTTAAAACTGATTCAGGCTTTGTTTTAATCCCTGAAGAAATTGTGACTGACATTCTTAAATTAAAAGAAGTTGAGTTTAACCTTGATAAATACGTAACTGTTAAACGCGTTACTAATGGTTCAGGTAAATATCCAGTTGTACGTCAGTCAGAGGTTGCAGCACTCGAAAAAGTAGAAGAATTAGAAGAAAATCCTGAGTTAGCAGTTAAACCATTCTTCCAATTAGCATACGACATCAATACACACCGCGGTTACTTCCGCATTTCTCGTGAAGCGATTGAAGATGCGAAAGTTAACGTGTTACAAGAGTTGAAATTATGGATGGCACGTACGATTGCAGCCACTCGTAACAAAGCGATTATTGATGTAATTACTAAAGGTTCAACTGGATCAACTACTTCAGGTTTTGAAAAAGAGGGCGCTAAATTAGAAACTAAGAAAGCGAAATCTTTAGACGACATTAAAGACGCTGTGAACTTAAATGTGAAGCCTAACTACGAGCATAATGTAGCGATTGTGTCTCAAACGATGTTTGCGAAATTGGATAAAATGAAAGACAAATTAGGCAACTACTTAATCCAACCTGACGTAAAAGAGAAAACGCAACAACGTTTATTAGGCGCTAAAGTGGAAATCTTACCTGATGAAATGCTCGGTGAAAAAAGTACTAACAAATTAATCATTGGTAACTTAAAAGACGCCATTGTATTATTTGACCGTTCACAATACCAAGCGTCATGGACTGATTACATGCACTTTGGTGAGTGCTTAATGGTTGCGGTACGTCAAGATTGCCGAATCTTAGACTATAAATCAGCTATTGTTATTGAATATGATGATAGCCAAGCATTAGATTCGGGTCATATGGAAACTCTATAGGAGTGATTGAAAATGGCGAAATATAAAGTGAAAACGGCTTATATTGATAAAGAAATGCGCAAGGTATTGAATGTCGGTGATGAAGTTGAAATGACTGTTAAGCGCGCAAATGAAGTTAATAAAAACGGAACGCCACAAAACGGTATTTTAGAACGTATCGATGTTAAGTAGGTGATAGCAGTGAGTGATTTACAGCTATTAAAGAAGCATTGCAAGATAGACCATAGTTCAGAAGATGATTTACTGGAAATGTATTACGAATGGGCAAAAGAAGATATAGCGAGTGCGGTTACTGATGACATGGCTTGGTTAGAGAAGCAAAGATTATTTAAAACTGCAGTATACCCACTCACTGCTTATTACTTTGAAAATCGTTTAGCATTTAACGAAAGGAATTTGAGCTATGCACCACACATGGTATTAAGTGTCGTGCATAAGCTACGCTCATCATATGAGATTCGATTCGAATAAGCTAAATGAACGAGTAACCTTTTGCCGAGACACCAGTAAATCAATCAATGGTCTACCACAAAAGCCGATTACAGAGGAACTATACAGTTGCTACGCATGTATTCAAGATGCTAGAGAATCAGATATGCAGACAAGCCTAACCACAAGTTCGCAGTTTATTAAAACAATCATTATACGTGATCCAAGAGGAGACTATAAACCTAACAATAAGCATTATGTAATACATGAAGGTGATAAATACCAAATCAAATACGTCAAAAAGGACTATGAAGATAAATCTTATGTGCGTGTTTATTGTGAGGTGGTGTTTTAATGGGCGCGAAGATTGAAAAAAACGACATAGAACAAGGGTTAGTTAGAAAGCAAATAGAATTCAAAGCGTCACAGAATCGTGTATTAAAAGCTGGCGCAATGGCGCTTACACCTTTATTGAAACGTAATACGCCAGTCAGTGAGAACAAAAGACATGCAAAGGATAATATCGCCGTGTCGAACATTCGAACTGACCGTGATTCAAATGAAAAGTATGTGCTTATAGGATATACGAAAGGCTATTCACACCGTATTCATGCAACTGAATTTGGCACTATGTATCAGCGTCCACAGATGTGGATTACAAAGACAGAGAAAAACGGCAGTAAGTTAGTGTACAAAGCTATGCTTACCGCTATGAAAAGGGTGATGAAATGAATGTAACAGATGTGATTTACAAGCAACTCATCGCCGATAAACGTATCACGGTTGAGGATAATATTTTTAAATACGTAGTTCCTGAAAATTTTCATGAATCGACGAATCAACCTATCGTAAGAATTACCCCGTTACCGTATAATCCTGATGAATATGCGGATAACGAGGAATTCACAAGAGAATTTGACTTCCAAATCGATATTTGGTGGTCATCAGACGAACCACATGCGCAAGCAGAAGCGATCGTTGAGAATCTAAAACAATTAAATTTTAAATCATATTACAGAGAACCGATGTACGAAGTTGAGACTCTAACTTTTAGAGAAATCATACGTGCGTCAGGTTCTCTATTATTTTAGGAGGATTTTAAATGGAAAAATTAAAGTTAAACTTGCAACACTTTGCAGAAACTAAAGGTGTTTCAGGCATTGCTATTGGTGTAACTAATTTTTATTGGGCACCTATTAAAACAGATGACGGAGAAAAGTTTGAAGTAGAAAGTGGTCACCGCACACGATTCTTAAAAGAAATCGAAGTTGACCGTCCACAAGAGGTTGAAGAAGAATACGGTGACAACATGGTCGCTGCGACTGCAGTATCGAATGGTAAGTTATCCGTTAAAACGACATTTGTGTCAATTCCTGCAGAACAAAAAGCATTCTTAGCAGGTGCTAAAAAAGGTAAAAACGGATTTAAATACGGCGCAAATGACATTCCCCCAGATGTGGCGGTTGTATTCGAACGTACAAACCACGATGGTTCATCTGAATGGGTAGGCTTATTCAAAGGTAAGTTCACGCGTCCGAACTTATCAGGTCAAACAAAGCAAGATAAAGTTGAATTCCAAAACGATGAAGTAGAAGGTTCTTTCGTAGATCGTTTGTATGATGAATCATCTCATGTAACTGGTTTCGATAAAAAAGGCGCTAACACGGGTCGTGATTACGTATTTACTGAAACTTTCGGTAAAACTTTTGACGAGTTCATTAAAGACCTTGACCAAGAATTTAAGATGGAAGAGGATAAAAAAGCGATGCCGGGAAAGACGAGTAAGGAAGAGGTAACAAGTGTATCTCTTTCTAAAGAATCTACTACGATTAAGCGAGGACAGACAGAACAATTAGTGGCTACGACTGAACCCGAAGGACAACCCGTAACATATAAAGTCACTGAGGGTGAAGAATATATCAGCGTCAGTCCTGAAGGATTAGTGACTGCAAATGCAGAAGGCCATGGTGTAGTTACAGTTACAGCTGGCGACCAATCAGACACAATTAATGTAGAAGTAACAAGTAATTTTGAAATGTAATTTGAGGGGGGACTAACCCCTCTTTTATTTTTGCGCAAAAATAAAAATGAAAGTAGGAATTTAAAAATGGCAAGAACTTCAATCGAACTTATTACAGGTTATACAAAGGCGGGTAAACCACAGACTAAAAAGTATTTGGCTAAACCAAGTTTGTCACTATTTGACACTATTCAAGGTTCAAAATTATCAACACGATTAACAAAAGCGTTCAGACAACCAGACTTTGACGAGTTATCTCAAGAACAGTATGAGAAATTAAGTGAAACTGAACAAAAAGAGTACCAAGCTAAGATTGAAGAATACCAAGAACAAGTCGCTCAGCAATTTGATGTACTTGATGAAGTAACGACATTTGTTGCTGAGGGATTCGATAATCAGTTTACATCTGAAGAATTACAAAAAGGTATTCCAGCGGGTCCAGAAGGACTGAACACTTTAGTAACAGTGTTAGAAAAGCTCATCGCAGGAGATGTGGACGACACAAAAAAGTTCGTGACCGAGCAGAAGAAATAAATCCTGAGGATTTAACACCTGAAGGTAGATACAACAACTATATGAAAGTTGCGAAGCAGTTAATTGATGAAGGCATGGATCCTGAAAAAGTGGCGAACATGCCAATTCATTTCTTTTTAGAGATTGTTAATTCGAGAGTCGAACACAAGAAAAAAGCGACAAGCTTTGCGCAAGTGTTCGGCTAATTTTTTGACGAAAGGAGGAAACTAAATGGCAAATCCTATAGGTAATATGGTCATAAAAGTTGATTTAGACGGTTCGGGATTTAATCGTGGTATTACTGGATTGAACAGACAAATGCGCATGGTCTCACGTGAGATGAGCGCTAACCTTTCAAAGTTTGGGCGTTATGATCAATCACTTGAAAAGTCTAAAGTAAAAGTTGATGGATTAACCAAACGACAACAAATTCAAGCTCAAAAAGTTAGAGAATTGAAAAATAATTATGACCAATTATCGAAAGAAACAGGAGAGAATAGCGCTAAAACACAAGCGGCTGCCGCTAAATATAATCAAGCTTATGCAGATTTGAATAAATATGAGCAAGAGTTGTCACAAGCTACTAACGAAATGAAAGAGTTAGAGCGACAACAACAAGTTTTAAACACGACTATGGGTAAGATTAGTAATAAATTTAGTGAGTTAGGACCGCGCTTGCAAGAAATAGGCAGTAAAATGCAGTCAGTCGGTCGTAACATGAGTATGTATGTAAGTGCACCGATTGTTGCCGGGTTTGGTGCAGCAGTTAAAAAGAGTATAGACTTTGATGACTCAATGCGTAGGGTTAAGGCGACGTCAGGGGCAACTGGTAATGAGTTTCAACAATTACGGGATAAGGCGCTTGAAATGGGTGCTAAAACTAAATTTAGTGCTAGCGAATCCGCCGATGCATTAAATTACATGGCACTGGCAGGTTGGGACACTAAAGACATGCTTGGCGGTATTGATGGTGTCATGCAGTTAGCGGCTGCATCAGGAGAAGATTTAGGACAAGTGAGTGACATTGTAACGGACAGTTTAACTGCATTTGGAATGAAAGCGAAAGATAGCGGACACTTTGCCGATGTCTTAGCACAAACGAGTTCTAAAGCCAACACTGATGTACGTGGTTTAGGTGAAGCATTTAAATATGCAGCACCCGTCGCCGGTGCGTTAGGATATACGGTGGAAGATACATCAATAGCAATTGGTTTGATGTCTAACGCCGGTATAAAAGGTGAAAAAGCCGGTACTGCATTACGTACAATGTTTACTAACTTATCAAAGCCCACAGGCGACATGAAAAAGAAAATGGATGAGTTAGGTATATCTATTACTGATAGCAATGGCAACATGTTACCAATGCGTGATGTAATGGATCAATTACGTGGTAAGTTCAAAAATCTATCTAAAGAGCAACAAGCGAATGCTGCATCCACAATATTTGGTAAAGAAGCCATGAGTGGTGCGTTAGCAATTATTAATGCGTCTGATGAAGATTATCAAAAGTTAACAAAGTCAATTGACGGTTCTAAAGGTGCTGCGAATCGTATGTCCAAAGAAATGGAAGGCGGTATTGGTGGTTCACTTCGTCAAATGAAATCGGCTATTGAATCGTTAGCGATTAGTATAGGTGACGTAATGGCACCGTACATTAAAAAGTTAGCGGAATGGGTATCACATGCAGCAAGTAAATTAAATGAGATGCCTAAAGGTACGCAAAAGATAGTTGTCGGTCTAGGTTTAGTAGCCGCTGCAATAGGTCCTTTACTTGTAACACTAGGTGTCATGGTGTCCACAATAGGTAGTGCAATGACTGTAATAGGTCCGTTGATGACAAGCATTAAAACGTTAAGCTTTATTACTAAAGGTTGGGCGTTAGCGACTGGATTTCTAAACACTATACTAGGTGTGGCAAAAGGACAAATAGCATTACAAACAGTATTAACTGGTAAGTATTCATTGGTTACTAAAACGGCTGCACTTGTAACACGTGGTTTAGGTTTAGCAATACGATTTATGACAGGTCCAATCGGCCTAGTAATTACTGCAGTAGGTTTATTAGTTACTGCAATCGTTCATTTGTGGAGGAATAACGAGACGTTCCGTAATAATGTAATTAAAATATGGAATACTATTAAAGATGGTTTGTTGACTATTTGGAATGGTATTAAAACATTCGGTATTGCAGTATGGAATGGATTGAAAAATGGTGTAATGTTTATTGTACAAAATTGGTGGACGTTATTGAAATCTTATTTCAATATATGGAAAGCTGTGATAACCACTATATTCAACACAATTAAAAATGTCATTGTTGGTGTGTGGAATACCATTAAATCTGTAACAATGTTTATCATAAACGCATGGAAGTCTGGTATTACGGCAATTTTTAACGGCTTACTTATAATCATCAAAGGGATACTAAATTTATACAAAAATGCATTCATTAATACTTGGAATTTAATTAAATTTGCGGTTATCTCCGTAGCGCGTGCAATAGCTAGTATGGTAATCAATAGTTGGAATAACATTAAAAATGCAACTATATTTATTTTCAATTTAGTCAAAGGTATAATTACTACAATTTGGAATTCGATAAAATCAACGATGTACAGATTGGCAAGTGGCGCGTATCAAATTGTCAAAAATATTTGGTATTCATTAAGTCGCACGACACAAAATATTTTTTCAAGTTTACGTGCTTGGATAACAAGTTTGTGGTCGAAGATTAAAAATAGTGTCATTCGCTTTGCTCGAATATTATGGGACGGCGTTAAACGTAGTTGGAATAATTTATTCGATGGCACACGCAATATTTTTAATCGTGTTAAATCATTCCTAGTAGATAAATGGGATTCTATTAAACGTGCGGTCACTGGTATAGCAAGTGATTTGTGGGGGTCTGTCAAACGAACTTTTAACAATATGAAAAATGGACTTGCTAGTATAATTGATAAAATTAAAGGTCATATTGGTGGTATGGTCGATGCCATTAAGAAAGGTTTGAATGGACTTATTAAAGGTCTAAACTGGGTAGGTGAAAAGTTAAATCTACCGCCAATACCTAAATTATCTACTGGTACACAACGCATTAACCGACATATAAGCACGACATCTGATGGACGCCTTAAACACGGTACTATGGCAGTCGTGGGAGATAAAGGTCCTGGTAACGGCAGAGGTATTGATGGCAGAAGAGAATTAATCCAATACCCAAACGGACGCACGGCATTAACACCTGCCAAAGACACGACTACATTTTTGCCTAAAGGGTCACGTGTAATTAGTGGTAGTATGCGACAACAGATGTTATCTACTGGCACGCTTCCACACTTAAGTCTTGGTACATGGTTTAATAATGCCAAAGATTGGGTCGGCGATAAAGTTAGAGGCGCTGGCGAGTGGCTTACTGATAAAATTGGTGATGTCCTAGATTATATTGATGACCCGGCTAAATTATTTAATAAGTTACTGTCTAACCTAGGCATCAACTTTGATTCCATAACAAAAGGTATGGGATTAGTTGGAGACATCACACGTGCCGCTTTCAATAAAATCAAAAAGGGTGCCATTGACTGGATGCAAAGTGGTTTCGATTCTCTTGGTGGTGAATTAGTCGGTGGTATTTTAGACCCTGACAAAATTAACTATCATTACGGACACACTGCAGCATATACTGCAGCAACAGGTAGACCATTCCATGAAGGTGTCGATTTTCCTTTTGTTTATCAAACTGTACGTACGCCGATGGGTGGAAGGTTGACGCGTATGCCGTTTATGAGTGGGGGTTATGGTAACTATGTAAAAATTACAAGTGGTGCGATAGATATGTTATTTGCTCACTTAAAAGACTTTAGTAAGTCACCACCATCAGGATCAACTGTTAAGCCAGGTGATGTTGTTGGATTGACTGGTAACACTGGATTTAGTACAGGACCACACTTGCACTTTGAAATGCGTCGAAACGGTCGACACTTCGACCCTGAACCATATTTAAGGAAAGCGAAAGCAAATGGTAGATTAAATGTTGGTGGTGGTAAAGGTTATCCATCAGGTAGTGGCGCAACATATGCAAGTCGCATTATTAGACAAGCACAAAATGTGTTAGGTGGTCGTTATAAATCACGATATATTCATGATGCGATGATGAGACTTGCTAAGCGTGAATCTAATTACCAACCAAACGCGGTTAACAATTGGGATATTAATGCACAACGTGGCACACCTTCAAAAGGCTTGTTCCAAATGATTCAACCGACATTTATGGCTAACGCTAAATCGGGTTACACAAATTTTAATAATCCACTGCACCAAGGCATATCTGCATTACAATATATCGTTAGAAGATATGGTTGGGGTGGCTTTAATCGTGCTGCAGCATACGCATATAAAACTGGTGGTCTCGTCCACAATGGCTTATATCATTTAGGTGACGACGGTTATCCTGAATGGATTATCCCTACAGACCCTAGCCGTGCAGATGACGCAGCTAAATTACTTGCTTTGGCTAGTAATGATATTAGTAAGAATAAACGTCCTAAACACTTTAGTAGCCCTAATGTGGGTGGTAATGGCGATAGTTATTTAGAGAAAAAGTTAGACACAATGATTGGTTTACTAATTAAATTGGTTGGGTCTAACGAAGAAATCGCAAATAAGGATTACGAACCAGTGATTGATAACTTCGGTTTAGGTGATTTTATCAACAAAACCGTAGATAAAAGAGAACGTGACACATCACGTAAACAAAGATTTAACGCAGGAGGTGTGTTTGCTTAATGAACGATACAATAATAGTTAGTGATAAGACACTTCCGTGGTTGTTTGTGCAAAGAGGGTTTAAAATACCCTCTTTTAATTTTGCCATAAAAACGGAAAAAGTAGATGGCAGACCTGGTAGCGTTTATCAAGGTCGTAGTTTAAATGAATACAATTTCGAATTACCGCTAGTTATCAGTAATGACCGTTTAGCACATAGTGGCATGAAGTCACACGACGACATTTTGAATGAGTTGGTTAAATTCTTTAACTACGATAAGTCAGTTAAATTACAATTTAAATCAAAAGAATGGTACTGGAATGCACACTTTGAAGGTCCTATTGAGTTATTCAGCAAAACTGAAAACCATATTAATATGGTTAATTTAAAAGTGGTTTTAACTGATCCTTACAAGTATTCTGCAAAAGGTACTAAAAATACTGCAATTAGTGATGCAGTAAGTGTTGTTAATACAGGTACTGCAGATACACCAATAGTTGTGGAAGCAAGGGCATTGAAAAATTCCAATTATTTTATGATCACTAAAAAAGATGAAGATTACTTTATGATTGGTGATGATGATGTGGATAATAAAGTTAAAGATTACTCTCCTTTAATTCTAGGTGATGAGTTACGCACATTAAGTGGTTGGAATAAGCAATCTTCTAATAATATAAATGATAATTATACAGGTGGTGCAGTTGGTGGTACATTTGGACAATCCACAAGTAAAGAAAGTGTTTATTTAAACACTGAAAGTATTAATGGCGAGGGTTGGCAAGGTGCAATGTACAAACGTAGCTTTAGTAAGCAAATCAACAACTTCAGTGTGACATTTAAAATTGCAGTGAATCAAAAACGTAAGGGCGCAAATCGAACAACGCAATATTTATATGACACTGATGGACGCGTAATTGCGTCGATTGGATATACTAACCCTAATGCAAATCAAGCAATAGGACGAATAATTATTTGTTTATATAATCAGAGTGGCGAACCTAAAAAGATTTATGACTATAAAAATAATCCTACGATTTATGGTATGGATGAATTTGTTGTATACATGCGCTTAACACGTATTGGCAAGGAATTCACGATTAAGACTTGGAAGTATAGAGAAATACCTTATCCATTACGTAAGATTGCGTTTGATACACATGAAGTTACATTTACTGATAAAGGCGATTTCTATAATCGGCCAATAAGTGCAGTTTCGATTTATTCTGCTAAAAACGGGACTAATAACTTTATGCCAGTGTTTTTATTAGGTAGTTACATTCGTGAATTATTAGAAAAGCCACCTGGAGAAAACGATATGATCATAAAAAGTGGTGATGATATTGTGGTAGATATGGCTAATAATTTAGTAATGGTTAACGGCGAACCATTCATTCACGAAAAAACATTTGGAAGTGACTATTTCAATGTAGAAACTGGTCACACAGAATTGATTATTCAACCGCCTAATACGTTTGATACGACAGTAAAATGGCAAGATAGGTGGTATTAATATGCTGCATGTATTGGATTTTGAAGGTAATATTATAGACTTCATTAGTAAAAATGATAAAGCGGTTATTAATATAAAACATGAGCGTAGTATTAAAGACTATACAGAATTACTAGATATTACAATGCTATCAAGTAGGGCGGTTAAATTTAAAGAACGCAACAGAGTAATCTTTTTAGATAGTCGCAATGAACCGCGCGAATTTATTATTAATCGTATAGAGCAAGACAGCACAAGTAAATATTCGTTAATCGAGTGTAATGCGTCTTATTTAGAAGATATTGCAACAGGCGTACCTTATCCTCCTCAAAAGTTTGAAAAGTATACGACTACTCAAGCCCTTAGTGATGTTTTAAAAGATACGGGTTGGAAAGTAAGCGACAGCACTGAATATAACGGTACACGTACAACGTCATGGACAAGTTATCAATCAAGATTTGATGTACTGAAGCAACTGACTACCACATATAAAATGGCTATAGATTTCCACATTGATTTGGATAGTCGTAAAGTCAAATCACGATACGTAAGTTTGAAAGAACCAAAACATTTATTTAAAGGGAAAGAAATTGTGCGTGGTAAAGATTTATTAGGATTGAAGCGTACAGTAGATGTGTCTGAAGTACGCACTGCGTTAGTTTGTTTAGGACCTGAAAAAGAAAATGGTGACCGTATTAAATTAATCGTAAAAGACGATGAAGCGCAAAAACAATTCGGATTACCTACACGTTACATCTGGGATATATACGAACCTGAAACTGAAGATGAAAATATGACTGAAAAACGTTTGCGTACTTTAGGCAATACTCAACTTAACAAAGTAAAAAGCGCTGCAGTAAGTTATGAAGTGACATCTTTAGATATTAAAAAAGCTTATCCACACGAAATTATCCGCTTAGGGGACAAAGTGCGTGTTAAGGATAGAGAATTTACTCCCGCCCTATATGTAGAGGGGGAAGTCATATCTGAAACATATAATCCTTTAACAAATCTAAGTGTCTATTCGTTTGGGAATTATGTTGAATACAAAGAATCTGATCTACGTGCAGAATTCACAAAGAAAATGGACGCCATTGTACAAAAGTTAAACGATAAATTTACAAATGTAAACACCATTGTTGCTGATGTGGTTGAAGGTCAACTTGAATATTATGAACGCAAGATATTCAAGGGGAGTGAACCGCCTGAAACCCCGGTTAACGACATGTTATGGTTAGATACGCGTAATCCTGATGTGGCAGTATTACGACGATACTGGGAGAGGCAATGGATTAATGCGACGGCAGAGAAAGCTGAAGATGTCGGAGGGATTAGCCGTGAAAAAGCATTATATAGCGAATTGAGTAATGCGTTTGTTAATTTATCTATTCAACACAGCAAAATGATAAATGAAATGCATGAGATACTTAATGACGAGTATTTTGTGGATTATGATTTAAATCATGAACTCCACGATAACCTCGACGCTACAGTTAATGTTTATAACAATATTAAAGAGAATTTAGAAGGTATGAATGAAGAAACGGCGACGATTGGAAAGCTCATTGATACACAGGAGTTATTCTTATCCTACCGTCAACAAATGCAAGCGCTATACAATGTTGTGCAACGTGCGAGAGTAGCGATTGATGAACGATTTAAATTGTTACAGTCGCAATATACTGAAGAAAAGTTTAGAGACGCATTGAAAGTAATTGCAGATAAGTTCGGCCTACAAGTAAATAGTGCGAATCAACTTGTAGGTGAACCAAATGTAGTTGAAAAAGCCGTTATTGCAGCACGTGAAGATACTAAAGAACAGCTAAGGGATTATGTTAAATCAGTCGATTATCAAACCAATCAACAAGGTTTAATTGAGCGGATGAATTCGGCAGACACAGAACGTAAGACACTAGCTGGTCAAATTAGCGATAAAGTAACTAAATCAGAATATCAAAGTGGACTGGATAATATTAAAATTGGTGGCGTAAACTTATTTCAATCATATGACAGTGCAATACATGGTAATAGTGTGCATCCGTCTATAACGTCCACACAGTCATTTAGAGGCAAGTATTGGGCGACAACGTTATACAGTGCAGATTATCTAAAAAAAGTGTTAGTACCCGGTGAAGAATACACGTATTCTTATGAGTTAGAAATTGTCGGTTTATCAGAAAAAGAAGTAGCGATGTCTAAAAATCATGGGATTATTTTTTACAGCGCTTCTAATTCAAAAGAAAGCATTACAAGTAGTTATAAACAAATTGAAAGAATAATAGGTAATAAATTTAAAGTTACTCAAACGTTTGTTGCACCTGAAATCACTGATCATAAATTTTTGGCATACTCAGGCTTTTACTCAGACGATGGGACAGTTAAATATCCTGTAAGTTCAAACTTAGTAGATTTCCGAAACTTAAAACTAGAAAAAGGTAATAAGGCTACAGACTATACGGAAGCGCCATCTGATGTGACACGTAGTACTGACAAAAAGTTGTCCGTTGCAAAAACTGAAATCTTACAAGACGGCGAACAAATATCGCAACGTGTATCACGTGAGGTGTTTAACACAAGTAGTCAAATCTTAAATCGTGTTGTATCAGAATTTGTAAATAATACATCTGACGGTATGACATTTAGATATGATGAAAACGGTAATATTCAATCACATTCGATAGGACCACAAGGCGTCAAAATTAAAGGCGATAAAGTCGATATAAAATTGAACAAAGAATTTAATCTGCTTGTGGGTGATGTTAGTAAAAAAGCTGATGAAACAAATATTATCAATAAAATTAATTTGTCTCGTGAAGGGTTAGACATCAATGTAAATAATATCGGCTTACGCGGTGGTGATTCTGTCAATTACCTTGAAATTAAAAATAATAGCGTATTGTCACGTGGTAGGTTCACGCGTACATGGGCTAACAATACTGATACTGCTAATTTAACGTTAGGTATCAGAAATGGTTATCTATTAGTATCTAACGAAGACAACGGCTACAACCTTTATATGACTGAAAAAGGTTTATCCACAATGATGAATGCTGCAAGTGGTGAAACTGCAGGTACTCTAGAATTCCATTATCAAGGTTATAACGAGAATTCACGCGGTGTGCGCCTACATTCCACATATGGAGCGGTTGCTTTAGAATCAGATCAGTCGCGTATATACACTGTAGCAAACTTAACTAACAACATTGAATCAAGACAATACGGTGTATACATCAGACCATTTAAAGACACACGTGCCGGTTTGAATGAGTTTTATTTCTATGTTAAAGATAACGACAGTGTAAGTGATACTGACGGCGTTATTCTCTACGGAAACATAAGTGATGAAAGAGGAGAACATGGTTCAGGTATCCGTTTTAGCAAATCACGTACTGATAACATTGTTTATATAACAAATCGAAATGGAGATATTGGCACAGGGGATATTTCGGTTAGAAACGCTGAAATACGAGAACATATCCGCACACAAGGCATGTTGGAAATTAGACAATGGAATGATGCACGAGCATACAACCAAGTTAAAGTTGGTGCAGTGAATACGACAAATAGTGTAGTTATGGCAAGCCATAGTGGTGGTAACGCTTATTATGGTGTAGGTACACAAGAAATGAGGGTTACTGATAACAACGGATATAATGGAGGAAAAACTAGCTATAGACCTGTTAGAGCATCTGCTTTTAATAACGCGTCTTTAGCGGAATATAAAGAAGATATAAAATTATGGGACTACGATGCTTTAAATGTAATTACAAAGGAATTAGAGTTATATCAATACAAATATAAAGGTGATGTGAACAATCAACTCAATCATCGAGGATTAGTTATTGGTGATGGTTATAAAACGCCCTCTGAATTTATATTTGGTGATGGCGTTAATCTTTATGAAATGATTACATGGGCATTACGTGCAATACAACAACTAAATGAAAAATTGGAGGGATTACAAAATGAACGAACAAGTTAACCCACAACTAGTTATTGATAACCTAGCAATTGCTAATACAGAGTTGCAAAAAGAAAACGCAATTTTGCGGGCATTAATTACACAATTACAAAACAAGGATAATGAAACGTCTGACGAACATCGTTAGGCGTTTTTATTATAAATAATTTTAGTGGAGGAATTTAATATGGAAAAAATTACAGAGTATTATTTAGTAGAAGTAGATAAGAGAGGCGAAGAAAGTTGTTTAATGCAGAACTATTCAAATAGTTTTGTTCGTGGTGCATCGCCGAACACAGCTTACAAGTTTAAAGAGGAAGAGCAAGTCAAACAAGTTTGTGCTATGCAAAATATGTTAGCTGGCATTTTTAAAAATGGAGCTAAAACATATTATGTGAAGCAAGACATTACGCGTAATTCGTTTGATGAAAAAGGCGAACCCTATAAGAAAGATAGAGAAGATGAATCTGACTCATTAGAGGTTTAATAAAAAAGTAGGTGACGTAATGTTTGGTTTTATCAAACGACGAGAGCACGAATGGAGAATCATGCGTTTAGAAGAGAATGATAAAGATATGTTTAAAAAGTTGGATAATATTGAACATAGTCTAAGAACGCAAGAAAAAGTCTATGACAAACTCGATCGAACTTTTGAAGAGTTAAAACAAGATAGATTAAAAGAGGAACAGAACAAAAAAGAAAATGCCAAAAATATTAAGGATCTCAAAATGTGGATGCTTGGTGTAATTGGTACGATTGCTAGTACTATCATCATTGCAATTTTACGTACATTCTTTGGGATTTAAGGAGGTGAGCGCCATGTTATTTGGATACAGCTTCTGGGCATGTTTCTGGTTTGGCAAATGTAAATAAGGTTAAAAGTCGGCACTTCGGTGTCGGCTTTTTAAGTTAAGGAGATGAATAAAATGAATATTAAAGTTGTTGCACGTTATATTGTTTTATTATTAGCTTTATTGAATCAATACTTAACAACAAAAGGTATTAACCCTTTACCAGTGATTAGTGAAGAAGACATATCATCTTTATTGATGACTATTATGGGGTTGTATATGGCATACAAGAACAACCCAAACACGAAAGAAGCTGAATGGGCTAATCAGAAGATGAAAAAGTATAAAGCAGAACAAAAATACATTAAAGCTACTGGTGGTATGCCACAAAAAGAAATAGTGGAACCAGTAGAAATTGAAGAGAACCTTTAGGGGTTCTCTTTTTTTGAGGTGATCTAATGAGAACACATGATGAAGCTATTAAATGGTTGAATAGTTCTGTTGGAAAGCAATACGATTTCGATAATGCATACGGTTACCAATGTTACGACTATGCTAATGCCTATTTCAATTATATGACTGGTCTAAGATTAAGTGGCATGTACGCTAAAAATATACAAACTGATAATGCTGGTATACTTAAAAATATCGCTACAGTATATGAGAACACACCCAACTTTTTACCATTACCTGGAGATATTGTAATATTTAACGGAAGTTATGGAGGTGGGTGCGGTCATGTTGCGGTAGTAACTAAAGCTACATTAAATAGTTTTGAAGTGATTGAACAAAACTGGCTAGGTGGAGGTTATGTAAATAACCGTCCTGGTTGGGAAACTGCCACACGTCGTTGGCATTATTACGACAACCCAATGTGGTTTATTAGATTGAACTACGCTAAGAAGAAGTCTATTACTAGTCTATTACCTAGCAAGAAACCTAAACCAGTTAAACTTAAAGTGGCACTTGTACCTGGTCATGGGTACAATGATCCTGGTGCAGTTGGTAATGGGACTAATGAACGTGATTTTATACGTAAGAACATCGTGCCAAATGTCGCCAAGTATCTGCGCACAGCAGGACATGATGTTTATTTGTATGGTGGGTCTAATATGTCGCAAGATATGTATCAAGACACCGCATATGGTCAACGTCTAGGTAATAAAAAAGATTATGGCTTATACTGGCTTAAGCGCAACCAGAATCCTGATGTAGTTGTTGAGTTTCATTTAGATGCAGCGGGGGCAAGTACGAGTGGTGGACATGTGATTATTTCAAATAAATTTAATGCAGACACAATAGACAATGGCATACAGTCCGTCATTAAGTCTAATTTGGGTCAAATTCGAGGTGTGACGCCACGTAATGACTTGTTGAATGTCAATGTATCAGCAGAGTTAAATGTCAATTATAGGCTTGCTGAACTAGGTTTTATCACTAACAAAAACGACATGGATTACATTAGAGCGAATACCGAGAAATACTGTCGCGACATCGCTGGGGCTATACACGGCAAACCTATCGGTGGTACGTTAGCAGGTAAAACACAAGTTAATCGTATATCTTGGGGGTTAAGTGGAACATTCTATCCAGATAGAGCGATTAAAGTCCGACGTCAAGCGGGGTTGAATGGTGAAGTAGTTGACCAAGCGTCTTGGCTATATAGTAAAGATGACTGGGTTAAGTTTGATCAAGTGATAAAAAAAGATGGCTATTGGTGGATAAGATTTAAATATCAAGCGCCAGGCGCAAGTAAAGCCTATTTCTATTGTGCAGTATGTAAGATCACTGACAAAGAAGAAAAAATTAAAAATGAAACTTATTGGGGAAATATTAAGTGGCTATGAGTTGCCGTATAAAACATTAGTATGTTATATTAAATTCGTGAGGAAGTAGTGTTCCCTCTCACACTGAGTATATTTTTCGCGTATTGCATACGACGCTTAAAAGTTGTGACGGTCTTAATTGACCGTCTTTCTTATTAATAAAGACAAAAAATATTAAAAAAACTAGGGTGACAAATGAGCCAAAGTATGTTATGGTTTATAAAGAAAATATCCCTTATGTTATAACTATTTACCTCACATTTTGCAGACAATGTGAAAATTGGCGGTCTTAATTGACCGTCTTTTTTATTTGTGATAAATTATCTTTAAGGTTTGCTAAAAATCTTATATCCGTACATCCAAGTACCTGAGAGTAGCCCTTGCGGCTGCTCTTTTTTTATGTTATCTTATTTATGTGGTTGTTTTATACGTGAATATAAGTGTATTTTCAGGCTAGCCGTAATGGTTGGCCTGTTTTTTATGTTAATATACATATAGATTACCGGTAACCAATCAAGCTACGCAGAGGACTTACTAGCGTTTAGCAGTAAGAAGCTGACTGCGTCTTTCTACCACCTATACTAGTTAATAGGTGGCGTTTTTTTGATTAACGCTCAAAATTTCACAAACTATTATTTGGATATAACTACCACGCTCTCATTTCTTTTTAGGCAGACAAATTTTGATATGGGAGAATTTTATTTCGCTTTTTTATTCATTTTAAGCTATAATCATTGTAT